TCAGTCGGTAGAGCGTCGTGCTTATGACGCGAAGGCCATGGGTTCGAGCCCCATTGGGAACATTTATTTTTTCATTTATGTCATAAAAACAAAAAATGACATAAAACAATATTATAAACAAATATTAAGAAGGGTATGTTTCATAATTATAAGCATGACAAAAATGATCCTACAAATAAGTATTCATTTGATATTCACGATATTGATATATCAATAGTCAATGGTATTCGAAGAATTTTATTGACAGATATTCCCATTCCTGGTATTATCGGAGAAAATGAAACTACTGTTGATATTATTCAAAATGTAGGGGGGTTACATAATGAAATTATTTCTCACAGAATTGGTCTTTTGCCAATATGTGTTACAGAAGATCAAATTGATTCATATGAAGATGATGATATTGAATTGGAATTGAATGTCAAGAACAATGGTATTAAAATGATGAATGTAGATTCTGGACAAATTAAGGGTAAAATGAAAGGTGTTGAGCTTACAAGCACACAATTAGCAACATTCTTCCCAAAAGATAAGGTAACGGATTCTCACATTCTTATAACGAGATTGAGATCAAATGAAGAATTGCATTTTAAAGCTAGAGTTGTTAAAAGATCTGCTAGATTTAATTCGGCATTTTCACCAGTATCTTTGGCAAACTTCTTTTATATCCAGGATGAATCTAAAATTAATAAAGATATGAATATACTCGATAAAGAAAGAACCTTTCATAAAAATAAATTTGGAGAAGCAACAAAAATTCACTTTGAAATCGAACCTATCAATTATAATCTTTCTGCTAAATTCCTGATCAACCATTCCATTGATATTTTGATTCATAAATTAAAAAATATTTCTGAAAATTTGATCTCTAAAAAGGAAATTAATGTTTCATTTTGTGAAGATTTGAAAAATACTGTACAATTTGTTATTATGAATGAAGATGACACAATTGGTAATATTATACAATCTATTATTCATAATAAATATATTCGCAATAAATCAACTTTCAACGATCTAATTTGTTCTTATATTGGGTATATTTGCCCTCATCCTCTTAAAGAAGAATTGGTTATTAAACTTACATTGGAAGACCAAACAGATATTAATAAATTTATTATGTTTATGGAATCTCATTGTAAAATTATTATTGACGAACTCAGTATCATTAAAAATGAATGGAATAAATTTATTGATAATAAATAGATTAAATGGATAATGAAATAAGAATATTTGATGAAATACTGGATGAAATCGAATATTATGAAATATTATCTATAAATGATATTATAAAAGATAATCCAGATTTCAAAGCATTTTCTCGTGAAGAAATATTTGATGAATTATTTAATTTCTTTCAAAATTCTAATACAGCTAACAATTTGACTGATTTATTCTATAAAAAGAAAAATTCAACAGATAATTATGTTTTTATAACAGATGCAATAAAACATCAATATGATGACAATATTGAAGAATTTGTAAATACTATTTCAAAATATACAAAATTACAATATTTACAATCCCAAGAAGCTAAAAATAAGCTTTTTTTTGCATTAGATTATGATACTGATTCTACTGCTCTCAAATTCAAAATTGAAAATAAGACAACTATTGAAATACAGGATGATAAACAAAAATACAATGTATTTAAAAATGATGATATAAATATTCCAATTGTTGCTATTTATTATAAGAAACCCAAATATACACAAAAAGATTTCTTATATTCCAAAATACTTTCAAAATATGAGAGAGCAATTCCTATGAATCTTGTCAAAACAAATACTTTTCAAAATATTGATTTGGTTCTACAAAATGTGAAACCTAAAATTGATCAAATATTAAATCATCTTCCAGACAATGATATTGATTATCAAACTGTAAATAATATCCTATTATCTTTTGGATCGTCATATGATGATATATCAGTTAATGATTTTCAGAAATTGAAACAATACTATGATTATTTATTGAAAACAAAAGAACATAAAGTGAAATATAAGTCTTTACAACCTCAGAATTTGACATTTAAATCTGATATTTCAGTTCCTATTGAAAATATTTTACATCTTATTCCATTACAATATGATGATATAGATTCGTTGATAACACAATTAGAAGATGAAAAAATAAATATTAATTTTCCTGGTCTTATTTATAATAATTCATATGATATTATAAATGCTGTTAAAAATAACGACATATCAATCGATGATATTATTCAAAATATTGCTGATTATAGAAGAATAAATACGATTCAACATACTGTTAATACTCTATTACAAATAAAGGAAACAAAACATGAAGATATTGTAAAAAACTTGGAACAAGATAGAAAATATAAGCATCCGAGTCATCGAGATTTGTATGATATAAAATTTCAAAATTTTCATTATGAAAGTAAAGAAGTAAAAGAAGCAAATGATTTTTCAAATTATGATGGTATTCCACCAATATATAAGAATGAACAAAATTTTGAAGGAATGATAGATAGAGACGATGATATTGAAGTATTTATTCCAGAACAAGTATCACGAGAAAATATTTTGTTATCACAAAGATATAAAAATAATACTGGATTTCGTGAATTATTAGACATTGTTTTAAAACTTTTTGACAATATCGAAAAGAACTCAATGTTATTCTTAAATAGACAAGCATTAAGTGAAGAATTATATAAACATTTTTCAGGTGTTTCAACAAAAAAAGATTTATTCATAAATATTTTAGACAAAAATAAACAACAATATCCAGACGAATATATTGATAGAATTATTAAACTAACGCCACAAATAGTATTGTCTACACAAAATGAAAATATAACAGAATATATCAAAGAATGTAATCAACAATATATTGAAATCCTTTTTGAAATGATATATATATCACTATGTTGGTGGTCGATATCAATTTTAGAAGATAATATGAATGGTTTTTTGATTTTTGATCAAAATAAGATAATGGTACAATATATTGATAAATGGTCTTTATCAGGTGTACCTTTTGATAAAAATGCGAACGATGGTGTAATAGTATATTTATCCGAAATAACAAAGGATGTTCTTGATGAATCTGTTTATACTTCTCCAAAAAATATTTTGAAATCTTGTATGAAAATATTTGAAGAAAAATATTCAAAAGAATTGAAGAATATTGAAGTAATCAATACACAAAAACAAAATAAAGGTAGGGAAACTTACAAGATATTAAAACATGTATTATCAAAAAATAAAACAAATTTTGTTGAGGAGTATGTCAAAGCTTTAGTATATATGCCAAGTTATAAATTTAAAAAAATACATAAATTTTTATTCGGATGTTGTCTTCAAAAAATTGGCGAAGATTTCATTTCGGACAGTGATATATTGGGTATAAATAGAACCGATTTAAAAGATGCAAAAGAAAAATTTGCCAAAAAAAGAGCAACAATAAAGAAATCGAAAAAAATGTTTTATATTCCAAAGGAAATTCAAATTTTAGAAAAACATCACATTGAAAAAATTCAATTTGATATCAAACCAAAACAAGAAATATTGAATGATTGGTTAGATAATGTAGAATCACCTCTTTTACCACAAGATATTATTGAAAAGATAAAAGAAAACGGAACAAAATTTTTACAAAATGAAGCAAAAAAATATGTTGAAATATTCATAAAATCATCAGGACATAAAAATACAAATATAATAGATTTATTTCAAGACAATCATTTGAACTTATTAAAAAGAATAAATAAAATTTTTAAAGAATATAATGGAAATTCTCAAGAATCTTTTATATTAAATGTTGCTTGTGAAACAGTATCAAATATCATTAGAGATATTTCAAAATTAAATGATACAATTGATGATTTCAATAAAAAAGATGTCAATAATATCAAATTATTTATATTAAGCAGAGCTATATGTTTACCTTTTAATCCAGATAATTCCGAAAATGTTTTGAAAGCATCAATTGAAGTTACACATGGATTCATCAAAGATTTAACAAATATTGTTTATAAAAATATTACAAAATATTTACAAGATATTACTATGCCGTCAATAGAAGACAATATAATTTTCATAAATGCAATAAGAGAACAAAATAAAAACAAACAATTGTCTGAAATGAATAAGATGTCAATGGAAGAAAGACAATTAGAAAAAGAATTGAAATCAATGGGTATAACAGGCGAGCAAGTTGTTCGTGATGATATTATTGATGTCGATGAAGAAGATTATGATTTAGATTTAGGAGATAACGAGGATGAATAAAATATATATAAGTGTAAATCGATATAAAGAATATAAAATGCCTCGAAAAAGCAAAAATTTGCAAACAGATAAAAAGAATAAAAAGACATTATTAAATACAATGGTCAAGAGTAGTAACAAAGATGAGCATATAATATTACAATTGCCATTATCAAAAAGTCATATTGAAAAGATCATAAATATTGATAAAAAGAGCGATTGTGAATACGAACCAATTCCATATGAAAACCCATATTGTTATATAAATGAAGAAATAAATGACATAAATGAAGAAATTCAAGATAACGAAATATCGCATGTATCAAATCATACTTGTGGTAATAACATGGTATGTTTTTGGTGTTGTCATAACATTGATTACAAAATTTATGGAATGCCAGTGAGTTATTGTAACAATACATATTTTGTATATGGGACATTTTGTTCCTTACAATGTGCGAATGCATTTAATTTTTCTTCACATAATGGTAGTGATAAAGTATGGGAAATCAATAGTTTAATACAAATGATGGGTAAAAAATATGGTATAATAGAATATATAAGACCCGCACCTTCAAGATATCTTTTAAGAATGTTCAATGGAAATTTATCAATAGAAGAATTCAGAGCACTTCATATGAATAATGAAACGACATATGTTTTAAATATTCCACCAATGATTTCATTACCAACGAGTTATGAATCAGTTAATACATCATATATAAAAAAGAATTCTGAGAGTTCATAAATAAAAAAATGATATAAAGACATTCAACAATTGTTTAATTGCCTTAAATGGAATCAGAAATTGTTTTTACACCATATCGTGTATCAACAATAACTTGTAATGCAGATATAGGAAATGATATAAATTTAGATTTAAATATCTTATTTGAAAATATTGAAATAGGAAATGATATTAAAAAATTTATATGGATTCAATTTCTGAAAGAGAATACTGAAAATATTCGAGGAATCAATCCGAAGAAAAAGCGTAAATCAAAACAAACAAATAAAAAATCGAGATTTGATAACCAGATAACAGTTATTTATAAATTCGAAGAGAATTATTATCCAAATATAAAAATTTTCAAGAATGGGAACATACAATTAACAGGTATTAGGGACATCAGTCATCCAGAATTGATTATAAATGATATTATTATGAATATCAAAAATATTTTTCAAAATGGAAATAAAAAAATATTTATCACAAATTACAATGATGTTAATCCGGATCATAGATTGATGTATTCAAATTTTAAAGTGCGTATGATAAATTCGGATTTCAAAATCTTCAATGATGTTAATCAAACTGAAAAATTCAATATAAAACGAAAGGAACTTCATAATCTTTTAATAAGTGGAAAATATAATAATAAAAGTAGTTTTCAACCAAATGTTTATCAAGGAGTAAAAGTTGAATATTTCTGGAATACATCTAATAAAAATAATGATGGTATTTGTAAATGTACAAAAAATTGCTTTGGCAAAAGTACAGGAAGTGGTGATGGGAATTGTAAAAAAGTTACAATTGCTATATTTGAAAGTGGGAGTATTCTTATAACAGGAGGTGTATTATTTGAACAGATTGATGATGTTTACAAATATATCTGTAAAATTATCAAAGAAAATCAAAAAACCATAAAAAAGAAATTTATAGACGAGCTTGTTCTTTAAAACAAATTTCGTTATATTGATTATTTTTGAAAAAATATTTATTTTTATCAATTGAGTTATTCCCGGGTCTCACATTTGTAGGAATATGAGTTTTAGCCAAATCATTATATTGAGATGAATATGCGATCGCATCTGGTTCAATACGAGGTCCTCTATAATCTTTAGACCATAGGGTGTTTTCATATGGTTGTGTACTTGTGTAAAGTCCAGCGTGATTCATTGGATGAGGTATTCCAACATTTTCACTGGGATCTAAAAAACTATAGGAAAATTGTTTCATATCTTATATTTAAGAATCATTTTTTTTCTTACATTTTGACAAATCAACATGTTGTTTAAACCATTCTGTACCAACTTTTTCAGATGCTTCTTGGGGTGTCATTTTATCTTCGATAATTTTATCTCTCATTTTTAAAAAATAATTTAAGTGTTCATAATTAAAATTTTTACTTATTGTCATATCAAATAGAAAAGGATATCTTTTCACAAAGAATTCACATTCTCTTTTGAGAAATTCAACTCTTTCATCAAATGAGGCTTTCCCTGGTTTGTCAAGATATTCACGAATATAATTTACCTGTTTTTTTATCATATCAGTTGTCATACCATCTTCGATAAAATCTTTTGTCATATCTATTTTATGAGTTTATATCTTTATATCATAAAAATATTATATTTTTGTATATTTTGTAAAAAAATGATATAAGATTGTTATGAATATATTCATACAACTTACAAATGGAGCTTGATTATCCAAATAATGTTTACGATATTATCCAGCAAACTTTTCAAGAAAAAGAAAAAAATCCCACAATGGAATATCATAATTGTCTATTGATGACACTTAAAAAATATCACATGTGGCCATATCTTCAAGTAAAAAAATTCAAAAATAATGAATATCTTGTCCTTCTCCATAATTCATACGATATCAAAAATGTAGATGAAAAGTTCAGAGACATTTATAATCAATGTAGAAGTATTGTTCTTGATTTCTCTTTGGATTTGAACAATAATATTGTTGTATCTTATGCTAATAATATTCCTATTCGCGTAAATTTCAATGATTATTGTTCACAGGTTGAAGTGAATGATAGATTTCAAGAAGCTTATGATGGTACTACTATAACAATTTATAATTACAAAAACGATTGGTATTTCGGATCTTCAACTTGTACTGATATCAATATGTCAAAGTTCTCTCATCCGACAAAAACCCACGGTGATATGTTCAATGAAGTTCTTATGAATATGTTTTCATCCGAATTTACACAAGAAGAATTAGCTATGGGTGATAAAAAATACATTGAGAAAAAACTAAGAGATATGTTCGTGAGTTTTCTAGATAAATCTATTGCATACGAGTTTGTTCTTCTTCATTGTGAAAATAATCATATTATTAATTATTCTGATATTTTCGGAGATGGATATAAAATGCTTTATCATATCAATAGTAAAAATAGAGAAAATCTTTGCGAATGTGACATTAGTCATCAACCTCTTGCGAATATTTCTTGTGTCAAATACCCTACATATTTTACATCATTGAATGACGCCTATAATTATATTAATTCAAATAAAAGTTATGGGTTCATTGTTAAAAAAAATACAGAAACCGGTGTAAAATTGTTCAAAATCTCACCACAAGATATTCTTCTAAAAGAAGAAACAGATCCTTGTAAACCAAATATCTGGCACAATTTTATTACAATTTATATGAAAAATAGAAAGGATTTCAAGATTGTTGATTATATTGAAATGTATAAACCACAATTTGTTCTTCCCAAAGATGAAAAAGATAGAGAAATTGATCCGACATATATTATTCACACCGTAATCCTGACAATTAAGGATATTCTATATAATTCATATGTTGCTTCAACAACATATAATACAAAAACAAATCGATTCAAGATGAATAAAGAACTTGATATGCAATTTCCTCCAATTATTCGTTTTCATCTTGCACAATTGCGTCACAGACAACAAAATATTCATGTGGGTAAAATGATCCAACCATCCGATGTTTATCACTATATTTGTCAGTGTAATAATTTAAAAAATATCAAACTTCTCATTCATTTCTTGGCATCAAATTCTTGTTATAATTTGAAGGAAAGAACAGCAATGTGTATCACTACACTCGGAAATCTGATTTAAATTTTCTTAAAAACTGCCCATTGATTGAGAAAACTAAATTTCTTCTGTATATCATCATTGTTTAATGCTGTAATATCATTGTATAATTTATCTTTTGATGTAATATTTGTTTTTATACTGTTGAAAGTTTCTTCAAACATTTCTGTTTTATCTAATTCTAATCCAAATTCCATTGCTTTTTTAACCAATGTTTGAAATGATATTAAATATTCTGGTATAAGTTTTTTTGTATTTTCGATAAATACATCAATCTTTTTACCATATATTTCTTTATTCTCTTGTGAATATCTTCTTATAATAGCCCAAACTGGTGTTCCTTCATTATATTCTGTCTTAAGTTTTATCCCTTCTATTTTATCTCCACCATTTTTCATTATCTCATTATGAACTTTATCTCCATTCATAAATGTACAGAAAAACACACCATTGTGTTTCAAATTATCTGATACATTTTTGAGAAAACCTTCCAATTTTTCTTCACTTTCAAAGAAATAATGAATTGCAAACATACAAGATACTACATCAAAACCATCTGCACCTTTACCTGTTATATATCTCAAATGTATATCTGTGGCTGATTGTTTATTCATAACAGTTTTGAGAACTTTTTCACTATCTTTATCATTAATAATTCGTGCTGTTTCACCCGTTTTAATATTTGCAGAACAATCTCCTGCTGCAAATACAATATTTGGAAAATATGCATCTTTTGGTGCATTTTTGATAAATTGCTTTCTTCTTTTCAACATTCTGGAATAACCACCACTTACCGGATTGTAAATATTATGTTTCACAAAATCTATCCCTAGTACAAAATTATACCCAGAGTCTATCCATCTATTCATATCACCACCATCTCCACAACATAGTTCTAATAACGAACCTCTCTTTTGAGGTATATCTTTATATAAATATCTTTTTATTCCTTGATTATGAAAATTTAACATATGAACCGATAATAGATTATCTCTTGATATGTTTCGCGAATAATAGATATCTTCGGAATCTAAATTTTCAACATCATCAATTGCTGAGATATTTTCATTTCCCGTTATCATCGCCATTGTTACTGGAATATGAATTGACCTCCATATATTTAATGCTACGCCATAATCATTTGCTGTTTTACTGAGTGTATTTTCATTTCTATATATTCTTGTTTTATCTTCTCTTACCCTCAAAACATTCCATCTTTCACTGACATGTAGGTTATCATCTTTATTATATTGAAATTCGACAATACTGTTATTTTCAATTTTGTCTCCATTTTTTGCTCTCAACTCACCACTTGTATTTATTCTAATGTGTGCACATTCTACACCGGGTGTATAAAACATTTTTGGTTTGAATAAAACGGGGATATATGCAGAAGAATTGATATCATTTGTCTTTGCATAACCCTTATCATATCTTAGTTTTAAAGCTTTATCAATAGATAAATCTTCCCATTGTGTTGCATTATAACCTACATATAATTTGACTTCTCTATATCGTATTCCATTTTTTGTTATAATTTTTCCATAAGATATCAGAAAGTCAATTGTGTTCTGATCTTCGGGTTTCCATTTGAAAACTCTATCCCATTTAACATTATCTGTTAATGTCACATTACGATTTGTATAATATGAATATACAGCTAATTTAGCAGGTGTGAAAATTAAACCATCAATATCATATGGATATTCTTGAGAATTCGTGAGAATATCTCTTGAATCTTTCAAAATATCATCACTATAACGATGATTTTTTACAATTACTTCAATATCTCCTTTTGAAATATTCTTAACAATTTCTTTTAATTTTGTATATCTTGATTCATTATCTATTAATGGCAATGATGTTATCAATTTACCACTTATATAATACATATCGAAGCAAGCATACAAATTTTTATCACTCATATCATTTCTCTTATCACAACTCACGTATTCACCATCTATCAAACTATTGGAATATATTTTAGGCACCGATAAACCTGTACCTTGAACTTGTAAAGTATTATTAATCAAATATAACTTACCTTCTGAATTAACATACATTAATATTCTTTCACCATCTGCCTTTTCAGTTACTGTATATCCCGATAATATACTTACTGCACCGTAAGTTTGTGGATCAACAAGATTTGAAAGTTCAAGTGTAACTGGTTTTGGTGCTAAGAGAGGAATTGTATTTTTCTTATTGTAATTATTAATTTTGATATCCTTTTTTACAAGATCACTATATTCTTGTAATATTTCACTTTGTTGTTTTTGAGTTAGAATCATATTTGACATATGTATTGTTCGTAACAATAATATGATTGCTTGGATTATTTCGACATCTTTATTTTTTATAATGATTTTGAATTCATATTTTTGTTCTTCTTTCATTACATTTGATTGTTTCATATTTTGAAAATCTCCATTTGATATTTTGTATAAATTTGCAACATATTCTATACCCTCATTTTCATAACATATGTGTTTCTCTATCTTATATTGTTTTAAATTATCATCCCAATAATCTGGTTTAGTTGTTGATATTTTATTGGAAATTGTAAAGGTAATACAATCATCAAATAAATCATTTATTTCATCTTCTAGTATTTTATTATTTTTATTCCAATTTGTGTTATTATCATATGATTCAGAATAACAATATTTAATGATATTTGATATACTGTGTAATTTCAATTCTACATTTTGACAAGAAACAGTCAAACATTCTTTCTCGATTTTTTCTTTGTAATTTAATGAACGAAAAACATTTGTGAAGTTATTGAAATTACTTTCAGTATATTTGCCTTTCAATGGATAAACTGTTATTTCAAATTCTTGATCATTATTTATTTGCTCTTTATATTTAGAAATTAGATCAAAAATTGGTAAATCCGATTGAAGTTCCATTGATTGTATCTATAATATAGAAGTCATTTTTTTATATATAAGACTTATATAAAAAAATGATGTTATAATAGATATATTATTAGCATTATGTCTGAACTTTTCATACCAATTAAATTCAATACTTCACTTCAATTAAAAACTACCGAAGTTGGTAGTAATATCGATGATATTTTATTGAAAAAAGTAAAGGATAACTTGGAAAATATGTGTTCAAAACATGGTTATATTAAAAAAAATAGTATCAAAATAATCAAACGGTCTATAGGACAACTTATTGTATCACAATTCAATGGGAATATTATGTATAATCTTCAATGTATTGGAGAAATTTGTAATCCAGCACAAGGATCAATACTAAAATGTAAAATTAAAGCTAAAAACTCTTTGGGTCTTCTTGGAGAAGGGTTTCATGATAATATTCCGATTTTACAAATTATTATTCCAAAATTATCCGCAGGCATTCAATCTGAAATTGATATAGATAGTGTCAAAATCGGAGACGAAATTAAAATTGAGGTTTGTGGTAAAAAGTTTCTTCTATATGACAAATTCATTTCAATTATTGGAAGAGCTATTAAAGATTCAAATATTGATGTTCAAAATATAATTGAAACTCAATCAAATAGTGATATCGACGATGATAAAACAAATATTAACGATGAAGAAGATATTATAGAATTTGATAATGAAGAAGATATGAAATCAGAATATGATTCAGAAGATGAAGAAGAAATAGATGATGATGAATTGTCAATTGATGATATTGATGAAGTTGTTGATGAAGAATTCGATGATTTCATCGAAGACGATATTAATGAATAAATCCATATAAATGAAAATTGTGTTTATATATTAAATGAATAATATAGAAATTTGTAAATATATATATGATAATATACATCGATTATGTCAGACTGAAATAGATGAGATTTTCAAAATCCTACATAAAAATAATTGTTCATATACTCAAAATAACAATGGTGTATTTGTCAATTTGAATTGGCTTGATGAAGAAGTTTTGATAAATATTAAAGATTATATATCCTTTTGTTTATGTTCACAAAAAGAGATTAATAAATATGAATCTATAAAAAATAAGTTATCAGATAAACTTTCTATGAAAGATAAACATACTGATTTAGACGATGATAATACCAATATTATCAATGATAATATAATTCCTATTAAAAATTCCAAAATTTCTTCATCTATGAAATTTTATCTTTTGAAGAAAAAATTCCAGAAAAAAAGTTCTCCTATTGCTTATAATAACAATGTTCTAACACATGAAGAATATATTTTTTAATCAGGGTTTATGATATTAATCAATGATGTTTATGATTGCATGTTTCATTCTCATCGAGAGGTTTAAATCTTTATTCTTAAATGATTTTGCAGAAGAAGACGCTGACATTTTTTTCCTTTCTGAACCAAGGGATTTTAAAACAACAGCAATATATTGTTTTGAACTCTTCATCATCTTTGTTTTTGTGTCGGATATTTTTATCAATAGTTTGTTGTTCCATATCCTACTTTTATTATTTTTTTTATATTGTATAATATAATGAAAGTATTAAACAAATTTTTCAACGCATCTGAATCTCTTGATTTATGTAAAAAATGTTTATTCAATTTAGCAAATAACAAAATAATGATGATATCACTTTATTCTCTTACAAGGGTTTCTGTTTTGAAATTACTCGACAAAGATGATTTATCCGAGCGCGGGAAACAATCATTAAAAGAAATGCAAAATACTTTGCAAGAAGAAAGAAAACACCGATTACTTAACATCAAACAAAACTAATATACTTTTATATTTAAAAAAATAATTTGAGTACATTTCAATGAAAAAATAAGAAAAATATAAAACCTTCATGAGTTTTCAAGAAATTATATGATATGTACTCTTTTTCAATTGAACGATATAATTCAAAAAAATGATGATATATAAATATATTTTGTTTATATGGACATTGCATTTATTGATAAATTCCCATCAAAATCTTCGGATAATTCGCAATGGATATATACTGATAATTTACAGGCTTTCAATAAATTCACCCAATTTAAAGATACAATAGAAATAAAATCTAAAAATGTAACTTCGGAAAATAAGAAAAATAGTAAACTCACACCGTATCAATTTGTGAACCAAATTCATTTTGTAGAAGATGAATATCTCAAAAATAAATTATTAGACTTTATATCTATTAAAGAATTTCAATCAATATTCGGTGTTAAAAATACAACAGAAATAATGAATGCAATCGTAAATAATAAATGGAATAAACAACTTATTATTTTATTCTCTTTCTTATTTGATACTTCATTTATATATTTGAAAAAGAACGTGTGTTTTGATGCAAATAAAAAATATTTGAAATCGCATATTATTTAGGTACATAAATAGGGTTCATTGTTATTCTCTTAGTATCAATAAGAATTTCCAAAAGTTTGTGACAATTTTGAAATTTAGTTCCAAACTCATTTACTCCCATCAAGCTTAGTAAATTATCTTGAATATCTTTTTCAAGTGTTATACATTCTCTTCCAGTTTTGACACCCTTTCCTTTTCCTGGTGTGAATATTTTAAATTTATTTCCTTTTTTTGTAGGAGTGATGAAACCCCAAGGTAACTTTTCCTGTGTCATATTTGGTATATCATTCTTTTTTTTACGATTTGAAAGAAGTTCTTTAATTTCCTTATCTGTTGCGTCCCGATAGATATTATTTTGAAATATAATTGGTTCAAAATCCGAATTGAAAACATTTACATATCCAATATATTTATTCAAAGTATTAGATGAATTGATTTCATCATTCCTTATTAAAACACCATTACTATATAATGCATTAGCAATAAACTCATATTGTTCACTTAAATCTTTTGAGTTTATGATTGTTTTTAAAAGATTTATTAAACAATCTTCGTTCATTGATAACAAAATACTCACAGCTGCATGATCATCGCTTTTCTTTGATATTTTCTTCAAATCTTTATTTGTACAAACTGTTTTTTCTACTTTTTTGGCTTCTTCTCGACTCAATTTTATTTTTTTAATAATTTTATTCTCAATTTTCACAATATGTATTCCCTTATTGTGTAGAAATAAATTATAACCATCCAATAATATAGTTGGAAAAATTGAAAGATTAATCGCCTTATATATAATCTTTTTATCTAATTTAATGTTTTCAATTATGTCTTCAATTTCTATATACCATTTATTATTTTGAATATGGTCTAATAATATTCTTCTTATTTTCTGTTGTATCATCGGTATCATGTGTTTATATGTATCCTCCCGAAATCCAGTATATTTCTTTACAACAATATCTTTACACAATGGTTTGTATTTATCTTCATCGCCTAATTTATATTTTATGATATTGTTTTGAGAATCAATTATTTTCATTTCACCAATTTCAAACAAATTTTTAGGGAAATAATTCATATTTTTCATTAAAAAACAATCGATTGAATTATCTCTTATTAAATTTTCAACTTTATTCATTGTTAAATATTTATATGATGAAATACGCAAAGCATGTATATCAACAGTTTCCTTTGATTCGTCATTATAACTCACATGTATGAAAACATTCACATTTCTTTTTTCCAATGGAAGATCCTGATGACGACAATTTCTTATACCACGACCTATTACTTGTTTGAGTTTATTAAAATGAAACCATGGTTCTAATATATGCATCTCTCTGATGTTGAAAAAACTTAATCCTTCACTAGCAACTGGTGTTATTAAAACAACTTTTATTTTTGAACCATCGATGTTATTTTTATCATTTATCTTTTTTACAAGACTATCAAAAGAACTTCCTTTCATTATATCACTATTGTCACTTGATAATATACAATATTTGGGTGTCGTTTTTCCATATTTTATCGGATTCACTATTTTAGGATTATGCAAAATATTGTTTCCTTCCTCTCTTTGAAACCCAAGATGTTCTAAACATATTGCCATTGGTATAATTCCATTCCAAATATAACCAGAATAAATCACAATAACACCTTCTGTATTTCTGATAATATTTGATATATTTAACATTTTCCCTGAATATTTTCCAAGATGTTCATTATCTGGTAATAATGCATTTTCATATTTTTTATTATATTCCACTGTAAGATTTCCACTATTTCTCCTTGTAAAAAATGTATTGAATCCTTTTTCTCCTAAATCTGTATCATATACAATATTTGTATTTTGCAAATTCAAAATATTGGTATCGTTATGTTTTTGTAAATATTGTTTCTGACTTATTCCAATATCAGACAGAACAATACTATCATCTATATTTTTTAACCAGTTTTCAAATTTTGACTCTATTTTATTACCATTTGAATCTAATGAAAACTCTTTTTCAAGATATTTGATATTTTTGGTTGCGAATTTGGGAGAAAGTTCCAAAGCAAATGTGAAAGGATTTTTCCCTCTTAAATATGATATATAATTACTTGATAGTTGTTTTAATTGATCTTCAACTGTTTTGGTTAGATTTTCAAGAGATGGCAATGGTAATGTTAAAATATCTCTTCTATCATTTAACGCAAGTAAATATAACAAATATAATATGTCATCTACCTGATTATACATGGGTGTAGCCGACAATAAAACCAATCTATTATTTATACCAGTTTTTGAGACATTCACTAAAGTTGAATAAATATCCTTTTCCATATTCTCACTTCTTATATTATGAGCTTCATCTATTATTATCACCTTGTCCTTGACAATCTTATTTTTTGAAATATATTCATTTTCGATATATGTTGCAAATTTATCATATGTAAATATTCTATATCTTGATTTTATCAATTTTTTGATATTTTGTTTTGCCTTTTCTTTATCACCATTATTCATCAAATTTGCAAGTTTTACATATAAATCGCCTGTACATTGATTTGATAAATTTGAGAAATTTTCTTCATAATCCATCAAATTAAATATTTGATCTTTAAACCCTGATTTTAATGATTGTGGCATAATAACCCAGATTTTAGGTTCATCGTCAATTGTATGTGAACTTAAAAAAGATTCTGCTAATGTTATTGATGAACATGTTTTACCAACACCAACACCGTGATATAATAATATCCCTTTATATGGTGTTCTTGATGAAATATAATTACTTACAAAATACTGATACATTGTCTTTTCAAATCTAGAACAAAGTTCATTTGACTTTTGATAATACTCGTCCACATTTTTTATATTATCGAATTTCTCAACTTTATATAAATAATATTCATATAATTCGCTTATTTTTGACGCGAAATCAGGATCATCCAAATTTGGATAATATGAATTATATTCGTTGATTTTAGGTTTAACATTTAATAATTCTGTACATTCTTTTTCTATTTCTTTCAATATTTTACTATTTTTTTTGAGATTGTATTTAGTCAAAGGATTTTTCGTTTTATTTTTTGACCAATATAGACAATCATCGAGAGTTAATTTTTTTTTCAAAAGATTGACACCTTTGGTCATTTATCTAATATATTACAATATCTTTTCTTTTTCTTTCAAGATTTCATGTATCTTATTGACAATATTCTTTCTTTCAACATTATGATGTTTAATATGTTGTATGGTTTCTAAGTGATCATACCATTTTAATGCTCTTACTTCTCTTACTTGTTCTATACAATTTTGATCAATTGAAATATCAACATCATTATTTTTAATCCTTGCAACATAATATGTGTGTTTGTATAAAACTTCATTTGTTCCAAAAAATATTTCTTCAAATGGTGTAATATCTTTCAACACTTCAATATCATCGGGAACCAATCTTGTTTCTTCACAAAACTCTCTCACAGCACAATCAATATCATTTTCTTTCAATTTTCTTCTCCCCTTTGGAAACCCCCATTCTTGTTCGTGTTCAGATGCATAAAAAGTATTATAAACTAATTTCTGTATAATATTTCTATCTTTCAAATATTCAAATTTATTTTTTGATTCGTTATATTCATTTGTATGTTTAATATTTGTTGCATTATTTTGATACCAAGCATAATTCCATATCTCATCAAAAGTATTATTGGCTAATAAATGTTTTTCGTCCTTGGTCATTGAATTTACAAGTTTTTTAATATAAACAATATCATTTGTTCCATATTTTCCTCTGATGAATTCCATAAAAGATAAACTATCTTTACGCTGAATCATTAAAAAATTGATTTTATCTTCCTTTTTTTGATAACATATAATCCCGAAACTCATAATCGGATGAATACAATCTTTATATAAATGACCATTTATTCCACAATTACGACATGTCTGTGTACGATTATGTTTTTTTTCACTTTCATACAATTTGCTCATGAACTTTACTTTCTAAACACATTTTCATTTTATATATGTTTCATAATAAAGTTTAAATTAATTGTTGGCAAAACTGGTTCGCATTCCCATAAATGTTTCTTCATAAAAGTATGTATCTTGTATTTTTTTGGATATAAATGATATAAACAACTATTTGGACTATTGTGTCGCATATTTTGTTCTTTCAATAAATTATGACTCTCAATTGGTAATACAATTTGTAGTTGAATATCAGATGTTATTTTCGGATCTATATTCTTGACTTCAGGAGATTTGTTGCCAACAATGAAATTATATATATCCTTTACACTTGGAGGATATTGATATGGGTAATACCAAACATTATCTATATTCTGTTTCTTATAATAATTATATGTCCAATATATTCCGTATACATATTGATAACAAGCCTGTTGTACAACCGATGTGTCATTTAAAATATTAGTTTGAAAGAACTCTTTATAATAAATTGAACGCCATTTTTGATTATTACAATATATTTCTTCTATTAGTTTAGTTTTGTTCTTGATTCCATAAAATTCACTTGGTTTTGTTTCTTGATTGCAAACAAATTTCATATATTTCTCAACTTCTCGATGAAATTCAATATCTTCATTCTGATATATTTGTTGAAATATATCAATCAATGTATTATAATTGATAGTGTTATTTGTTATTAATAATCCGTTGTTTTTGATAGCATTTCCTGTATATGATATTAATTTATCATATCCATTAGATTTGAAATTGAGTGTTAGAAGATGTGGTATAAAATCATTTCCCATCAATGAACACATAACACAATATGTTTCAACAAGTTCATTAGATATATTATCATCTATTTCTTGAATATTCCATTTTTCAACGAGTTCTTTTATAATCGCTTCTCGTAGTTTATCTATTGATACATATAGTATTTCATTATCTTCCCTCATCAAAAATATATTTGGTTTTTGACTCATAAGTGATAATATAATAAGATCGGCATCTAATCCATTTATAAGACATATTTCGCCATCTTTTTTCAAATTTTTCATATATTCAAATATTTTGTGTTCCCCCTCACCTTTATTATCACTTCCATCATAAATAATTGTTTTCCTTGCAACCTTATTGAAATGGTCGTTTAATTTTGTCATAAATTTGGTACCAGGTGTTATAGCATTTGTATCCCATATAACATTTGTTTGATCGATTTTGTTTCTAAAAACTGACAAATATCGTCTTTTTCTTTGTTGAATTATTTTTGCCATTGGTACAACACCATCAACACATATAAATGTTTTCTTTGGTTTAAAATCTTTAATATCTTGTTTAACTTTTTTTTCAAGATTTTTAATTAATAAATCTTCGTCGAATTTATTTTCTTCTATCATCTTTTTGCTTATTGGATGAATTGTACCATTAAAATCCATAAAATAATTATGAATATTTGGTTTTTCATTAGTTGTAATATTTTCATATTTTTTCAAAAGTGTTGAAAAGAAGAATGGAATACCCATAAAATAATTTTTATAAACATTAATATCATTTTTTATTTTTCTTTCTATTCAAATAGATAGATATGTCCTTTTTTGATTTACTTATAGGTTCTGAACAATCTAAATACGCCGCTATAGCTATTATTTCGGTAATATTTGTGATATGTATGTCATTTTTAATCAATAATACAGATGTTTCACTTAGTGAAAGATTTGTCACAGTTATTTTATTAATTCTTATTGTTCTTTTACCAGCATGTTTAGCACTATTTGAACTTACTTGTATCGTGAATGGTGATTCCAAAAATAGCGATACTTATTGTGGATATTATGCCTGGGCTATTACACTTATTATAATTATACACAGTGTTATTATTATTGTTTCTACATTCTCGTCAATGTTTGTATATAAAAAAGCTCAAGTTACCGTAGAAGCTGATAAAAAAGTTAACACTTTGTCTCCCGCGAATGCTAAACAAATTGCGGAAAATATGATGAATTATGATGAATCACAAAATGCTTCAGAGAAAAAAGATCTCGTGACCCCATTCAAAGATTCAAAAGTTGAAGAAAAGAAAAAATCATCTGAACCTCTTCAACCCGCTGGAAAAAAACAAGGAGGAGCAGCCGATCATCTACTAGATGTTATGCCAAATAGTATGATTAAAGATGATGGTGAAATACAAGGTTTAGACACCGGAGATTATGCTAATATCGAATGAATGTAATTATTTTTTAAAATTATTTAAACATATGATATAATTTAATATATGATTTATGCAAAACATTTGTTACGAACTTTACCACGAGTGGTTTCAATACTCGGACAAATGGTTTTCTAAAGAAAATGATTTTGATATTTATATAACAAATAAATATATGTCTCATATATTAGATCATAACAATGACATTATTGATTATATAAATGAATATGATAAGACATCTATGATAGGTGCAATTATTGCTTATGATCAAATTCCAAGACACTATAATAGAATTCAAAGTATCGATTGTCAAAAATATTCATTAATTGCTAGAGATATTTCATTATATTTAATAGATAAGATAAATAACGACGAACATTTATTTGATTCAATTACACCACATGAATGGTGTTTTATATTTTTACCATTTCGTCATGTAAACGATATTCACAAGGTGAATTCTATAATAAACTTTATGTTATGTAAACATAATAATGAAATCGCTTCTATCAAAGACAGAATGGTTTATAAAAAATTTATTTATCATTGTATTCGTGATGTTTTTCAAACAAATACAAAAAGGTTTTTAAATTTACAAAAAGTAAATCTTATTTCACAAAAATTAAATAAAAATAATTGGGATAAATATTCATCAATACTTGAATATAAACCAATTGGAAATATAGATAGGATACAGAATCATATTGTAAATGATTTTCAGAATGAAGTAAAGAAAATTTCAAAAGAAAAATTAATAATTGTCTCAATATCCGGTGGGGTCGATAGTATGATTTCACTACATTTATTATCACAATTTTATCCGGTTTCAAATATTGTAGCTGTTCATATAAATTATAACAATAGAAAAGAATGTAAAGATGAAGTGAATTTTATAAGACAATACTGTACATTACTTGGTATTAAATTTTTTCATAGAAAAATTATTGAAATTAAAAGAGATGATTGTAGAAATAATGGACTTCGAGAATTATATGAAGTTTCTACTAAAAATATAAGATTTGATATGTATAAACAAGTTGCACAATTATTTGATAACAATGAGTATATTGTATTATTAGGTCATAATAAAGATGATTGTTTTGAAAACATTATAACCAATATTGGTATGAAAACTAATTATAATAATCTTTGTGGAATTGAAGTTTTTTCCAAAATAAATGATATTGTTTTTTGGAGACCACTAATCAATATCCGCAAAAAAGATATTATAAATTATGCTAGATGGTGTAATATCCCTCATTTACAAGATAGTACGCCAAAATGGTCTCAACGAGGTAAAATAAGAGATAATGTTTTGCCAAGTTTAGAAGAAATAAATGATGATATTGTTAATTCATTTTTTGAATTGAAAAATAGATTATCGGAAAATGAAAGCATAGTACAAACATTTGTTATAAATAATTTGGTAAAAAAATTTGAATATATCGATAATATGTTTACCGCGATAATACCACAAGATATGTTATTAAATGATATTAATATATGGAGTTCTGTTTTTCGAACAGAACAGTTCAATTTCAAAATCAGCTACAAATGTTTAAAAGAGTTTGTCAAATATATTGACAAATGTCTGTCAAAATCCGATAATAAAACAAAATTTGTTCTTAAACATAATATTCATGTAATAGCACATATTATAAACGATAATATGATAAAAATAAGTTTTATTCTTCTTTAGGACATCTAAAATGGTCTGGATGATGTCAATTGTTTTTTTGTTGAAACATCTTGAGGACACCAAGATATGTATATTGTATTGTTATTTGGTTTTGGTAAAATTTGAACCAATAAACCATTCTTTTTCAATGTTTTTGTAATATATTCTATACAATCATCAATTCTATATAAGGGATATCCTATCATTATATACGGTATTTCAAAAAAGATGTTCATACCACCTTGTTCAGCAATTTTTTTAATTTTTTCGTGACATTTTTTCAAAATGACATTATATGTATTTATACGAGATCTATCTTTTTTATTTTTCATTTCATATAGTTCAGATATTGAAATTTGAGGATACATTTGTTTACTTTATTATATTATTAATTTAGAGCCATATACAACACTCTATGAAGAAGCAGGAGGATTCATTATACCGTCAATTTGTGAAACTATTTTAGATAATTCTCTTTCTGTGATTTCATGTCTTGTATCTCCTTTTTTTAATATAACAGTGGGTGCACCGGTTATATCTTCGTCATTGTCGGATGTTAATTCTGTTTTAATTAGGTCAACAGATAATTGTTTTTCAGCAAGAGCGTCGGCAAGTTGATCCCATACAGGTTCAAATTCTTTACAATGACCACAGTTAGGTAAATAATAATAAGTTAGTTTAGGATTTTGAGGTTCAGTTGTGAAAGCTTCAAAGCATTTACCAGAAAATAACAAATATGCAATCGCCAATAATAAAACGACACCAACAGCGACTAGAACATAGAATAGCCAATCAGATTTAGATTTTTTAGATGAAACCATTGATTTCATACCAGAAGTTACGGATTTTAAACTTGAAGTTACGGATTTTAAACTAGAATTGCCACTTTTTTTCGCCATCTTGTACTAATGTTAGGAAATATTTTTTTTAAAACCGTTTTTGAATGAACATTGTATTTTTGTAATTTTTGTCATATATTATTGTTTTCACAAAATTGTTATTTGATATTTCAACATAATCTTGAATCATTTCATAAACTCGTGTATCATTTATAGTAAAACTTATCCCAATACAGTTATAAGATGATGAATACAATCCTCCATTTCGTTTATCAAGATGATAAATAAAGTCTTGAAATAAATTTTGATTGAGTAAAACAATTCTTTTATCCAATGTATTATAATCAAATGATTTGTCAATATATTCGATATTTTCAACACCATAGTCATTTAAATGTAGGTAATCGTAAATAATATTTTTCTCATCATCATCATTTGTAATAATGATGGTACGATAAATTGATTCTTTACAAAAAATATCATTTTCAATTCCTTTTATAAATTCATTGACACTCATTTTGTTATTGAATCATAAATTATAATAATTCTTATATAAGATTTAATTTGTTAATATAAAATATATGGTCAATGATGATATATGTGATGTCATAATTGTTAAATTTGATATTTTTAAGAATGAACTAAATTCAAATACACAAAGAAATGTAGATAAATTGCTTTTAAAAAAACAAGAGATGATGAAAAATTTCAAATGTTTTTCCGGAGATTTTCACGACAGAAAATATGTGAAATATTTTGAAAAAGAAAAAAGGCCAAATAAGCTTCATATTATACCAAGTAATTGTACAAATGATATTAAATTCAAAAAAGATTTTACTGGTTTGATGAATAAATTTACACAACATAATAAATCATTACTATTTCCAAAAATTCAAAATTTCATAATGAATATTCATACACAAGAAGAACAAATTGTTATTTTTGAAATTGTTTGGAAATTCATAAAACAATCATATAATGAAATATATTTGGAAGTAATATTGTGTTTTGACAAAAAGTTTATTGAAGATTATCTTGATTCATTTATAAAAAACAAGACTTGGTTTCCAAACGAAAGCATTTTGAATAATGATATGATGATATCTTCTAAAGACGATGAATCATACGAATTATATTGTTCATATGTGAAATGGAAAAAAGAAACACTATCTATTTTACATTGTATAAATAATATTATTTCAGTCTTAGATAAAAAACATTTAATTATTCCATTGATAAATGATTTGTATGATTTATTCGTCAGTATTGAAAATGAAAATGACAAGGTTCATGTATTGGATTTTATATTGGAGGTTATTAATATAAATAAGAAAGAAGATCATTTTATTAAGTTAATTAAATATGTTCAAACAATTGATAAAAATTGTTTGAAAAGCTCTTCTAAGTTCTTGATAATGGATATATTACAAACAAAATAAATTTCGTTTAATATTATAGATGTTTACTATTATATCACAGATACTTGTAAATTTTGTTATATTCACATTTTTAATCATTATGTATACTTATTTGAACAAACTTGAATCAATTGGTTGCGAATGTGCAAATCATCCGTATAGAAAAATAATTAAATCCTTTACATATTTTGCATTTATATTCTTAATCTTTACTTCGATAATTACAACTGATATTATAGGTAAATATTTTGGAGATACTATGGTATTTTTATATACATTTGTTAAAATTATTTTTTACACAATATGTGTTGTATACTTTTATATGGTTTTAGTTTTCACAAGATATCTTGTCAATGAAAAATGCAAATGTTCAGATGACATAAGAAGAGAAATATTGACAGTTGGAGCTTTAATTGAAATAATTGTTTTGATATTAGGACTATTATTAGTTTTGATATTACCTGTTGTTATAGGGTCATTGCTTTATTTCATGGAGAACTATAAAAAACTTGACAAGGAGATGTCAACATCATTGACTAAACCTTTCAGAACTTTTGCTAAAATTCCTGCAAAAATGTCCTCAAAAAAAATCAGACAAAGTTCAAAAGAAATATTTAAATCATTAAAATCTGCTAAAAAATCATCATAAATTCAATGTTCTTTTATTTTTTCCTGATTTCAAAATTTTGATATCAGCTGTATCTTCAATAATTGAAGTAATTTCTTCATCACTTACTGAAAGAGTTTCTATATTATTTTGTTCATTATTCAATGAGATTTTACTATGTACATTATTAATTATATTGTCGATATCGTTATAAGATCTAGGGGCTGGTTCGTCGTCAAACATTTGTCGCGATGACTGACCCGAACCCAGATTATTAAATAAATTGCTTACCATTCCAAATAATCCAGGTCCATTATTTGATTTTGCAGTTTCTTTACTATTTCCAGAAATATATTGTTTTGCAGCAGCCGATTGAAATTGCTTCATTAAATCAGGATTAGATCTCAAGACATTTTCTACATCAGGTAATGGATTTTCTTTAAACATTCGGTTTGTTAAATGAAACATAAATGCACTTCCAGACAATGATATAAATAATCTGAGTTCTGGTGACATTTTTTTGCCCTTAGATTTATATTTTGTATGCAATTCTTCAAAAATATCATCATAATCTAATATATTGTCATGGACCTGTTCTGACCAACCTTCTAATCTTACGGCAAATGGGTCATATCTTGTATTAAGATACTCTGTACCTGTTACAAATGCCATTAACATCTTTCTTTGAAATCGAATACTTGCATCAACTTCCTTTTCTTTTATCAATTTACTATATTCAGATCTCATTTCGTGAATATTAGATTCTAAATTGAATTTGAATGGCAAACGATAACCTTTGGATTCTAATCTCTCCATTTGATATAATAATTCCATTTTTTCATTTAAAGCATTTTTAGGATTTTCACGATGTTCTTTATGCGAATTGATAACCGTATTCATTTCTTCTTCATCATCATCTTCATATTCACTTTCAGAACTTTTTTTGCTCTCAGAGTCATCATTTGAATCATCACGATCATTCATATCATATCTAACAGTTTTATTATTTTTTGATGATGCTGTTGATGAAGTTGTATTTGATATTGAGGAACAACTCGATGATGCTGATGATATAGATAATACATCACTACTGATTTTCTTTTTGTTAAATAAAATATCTTTACTATCTAATCCTTGAGAAAAAGGCATTTCAGGATATGTCATTTTCTAACTGTATATTATTTACTTTAATATGTTTAAATAATTATTGTTACATTCAACGCGATTATTATTTATATTTTTGTAATGTATATGGATAATCTGTTATAACACCTATATTCAATGATGTCAATATATTGAAAGTATTTCTGTCATTGACTGTGAAAACATAAATGCAATATTTATACATCGATAGTTCTATTATTTCTTCAAGAGTATTGTGATGAATTGAAACGACAATTCCTTTACATTTATATTTTTTCATAATATGTAACCAATCATTTGGGATTTTGTCAACTATATACATTCTATCAAAATCTGGTATCACATATCTGGCAATTTCCAATGCTTTGACATTATATGATGATACGAATAGATTTTCAGATTTTCCACATGTTTTTATTTGATTACATACTAGTCGTGGTGTTTTAATATCAGTATAATCTGATTTAATTTCAACATTGAGAACAATTTGATTCTGATAACACGATTTTATCATTTCTTTTAACAATGGAATATCGTATTTTTTACATAAATTATAATTACAATCTTTCACATAGGTTTTTTCATCTTTAGAAATTGATATTTTTTCATCGTGATATAATATAATTTTATTGTCTTTGGTTAATCTCGCATCAACTTCTATACCATGAATATGCATGTTTTTTGCAACATCGACTGCGTGTATATTATTTTCATATCCGAATTCCATAACACCACGGTGTCCTATAACTAATGGTAACATAGTAAAAATATATGAATTATTTTTATATAAAAATAAACGCTCTGAGACGGAATTGAACCGCCGACCCTTCGGTTAACAGCCGAATGCTCTAAACCAACTGAGCTATCAGAGCAGGGCTTATCACCCTGTAATATATATTATATATAATCCTTATATGTTTTTTATAAAAGAGTACATTTCACATGAAAATATGGAAAAAATATAAACTTTTATGAAAGTTTAAAATAAATAATGAAATGTACTCTTTTTTTAGATAAGATCATTTGAACTTTTGATAAGATCTCTTATTTTTGTTAAAACTTGATTGTATTTGTGATTATCGGTTTTGTTATAAAGAATGAATAATTTATTGCGTATATGATCATATTTATCAGTATCTTTGATTTCATCTAATAATTTTATTTCATTATTCTCACAATACATTAGTAACACCTCTGTGTTATCTTGAATTAAATTTGTTGAGAGAAGCGAAATATCCTTTTCTTTCCAATAATTATCTTCTAAAACTTGACACTTATTGTCATTTGTGTATTTTATATTATTATTTTCTGGAAAATCTGTATCAAAGTGTTTTTTTTCTATATACAATGGTATTGTATTTTTACCACTTGTAAGTATCTTAACTATGTCGTCGTGTGAAATATGATCTATTCGTTCGGATCCAAAGTTGTTGATAATAATCTTATTGTTATTTATATTTTGTATTGTTTCAGCGTTCTGTATATTATTTGTTGTATTATTTGTTATATTTTGTATATTTGGTGTTCGTGCATGTACAATACTTCTTGCTTTGCATTTGTCAGCCTTTATATGCCTGTTTTTATTATGTCTGTTTGTAAAAGAAATCATACACCTTGGACATGTAAGACTATCAACCTTTTTACAAACTTTTTCATGATTGTGTAAATGTTTTTGTGTTTTGTATACTTTATTACACTTTTTACAATACAAAATATGTGGGATAACATTTTGTTCATTTGGGATAACATTTTGTTCATTTGGGATAACATTTTGTTCATTTGGGATAACATTTTGTTCATTTGGGATAACATTTTGTTCATTTTTAAAAACTTCACTATTAATAACATTTTGATATTTATGTTTAGCATTTTGGTGTCTTATTAGATTGCATTTTACATCAGTTTTATAATTACAAAAACGACATTTGGTGAAGGGAAATGGCATTTTTATCAATATACTACATATATGGTACTTTTTTATTTATCTTTTTATATCGTTTTCAGACCATAAAATGATAAATTTATCACCTCTCTCCCCCCATGTCGTTTCCATGACTCTTCAAAAATGATGTTTTTTCTTGGTTTTCAAATTCTACTGTCGAATTCTTAATCAATTCTTTTATTTTTGAGAGAACAGCATTATACTTTTGATTATCAGATTTGTTATAGACAATGAACAACTTATTTCGTATATGTTCATACTTTTCAATGTCTTTTATTTCATTTAATAATTGTATTTCGTTGTTGTCACAATACATAAGAAGCACTTCAGTATTGTCTTTCATAAGATTGGTTGACAACAGTCCTATATCTTTCTCTTTCCATGAATTGTCTTCCAGTACCTGACATTTATTGTCATTTGAATATTTAATATTATTGTTTTCTGGAAAGTTTTTATCAAAGTGTTTCTTTTTAATATACAAAGGAACTGTATTCAAACCGCTTGTAAGCATTTTTACAATATCATCATGAGAAATATGATCAATCCTTTCTGATCCAAAGTTGTTGATAATAAGGTTATTTGTATTGTTTGTAGTATTATATATATTTTGATTTTGAATTATGTTTTGAATATTTGGCGTCCTAGCATGTATGATACTTCTAGCATTACATTTATTTGCTTTGATGTGTTTATGCTTTGCCGATCTTGTTGTAAATGAAATCATACATTTTGGACAAGTAAGTTCATCGATTCCTTTACATAAAGATTTGTGTTTTATTAGATGTCTTTTGGTTTTATACATCTTGAAACACATTGGGCATACATTTTGTTCATTTGGGCATACATTTTGTTCATTTGGGCATACATTTTGTTCATTTGGGCATACATTTTGTACTGTTTTAGAAAGTTCATTATTTTCAAATATTTTGTCTTTATGTTTAGCATTTTGATGTCTTTTTAAATCAAAACGACGATTTGTACCATATATACAATAAGCACATTTATGCGTTTTTTTTGCGTCATTTTGCGTCATTACTATATTTGGTGTACATATTTATTCTTTAAATGTAAGAATCGCATCAGAAAAGTGAATTTACTGCGTTTTTTAGACCCTCTCTCCCCCCATATCGTTTCCATGACTCTTCAAAAATGATGTTTTTTCCAAGTTTTCAAATTCTATTGTCGAATTCTTAATCAATTCTTTTATTTTTGAGAGAACAGCATTATACTTTTGATTATCAGATTTGTTATAAACAATAAATAACTTATTTCGTATATGTTCGTACTTTTCAAAGTCTTTTATTTCATTTAATAATTGTATTTCATTATTGTCACAAAACATTAGAAGCACTTCGGTATTGTCTTTCATAAGATTGGTTGATAAAAGACCTATATCTTTTTCTTGCCAACAATTATCTTCCAATACTTCCTTGCTGAACAATTATTTCGTTTTATATGTTTATGTTTTGCTGATCTTGTTGTAAATGAAATCATACATTTTGAACATGTTAGTTCGTCAATTCCTTTACAAAAAGATTTGTGTTTTATGAGATGTCTTTTTAGTTTTATAAATCTTGAAACACATCGGGCATACATTTTGTTCATTTGGGCATACATTTTGTTCATTTGGGCATACATTTTGTACATTTGGGCATACATTTTGTACAACATGTGAAAAACTCGTATTTTCATGTATTTTGTCTTTATGTTTAGCATTTTGGTGTCTTATTAGATTGCATTTTACATCAGTTTTATAATTACAAAAACGACATTTGGTGAAGGGAAACGGCATTTTTATCAATATACTACATACATGGTACTTTTTTATTTATCTTTTTATATCGTTTTCAGACCATAAAAAGATAAATTTATCACCTCTCTCCCCCCATGTCGTTTCCAAGACTCTTCAAAAATGATGTTTTTTCTTGGTTTATAAAAAAAAGAGTACATTTCTTATTATTTTTGAAATTTTCATGAAGGTTTTATATTTTTCTTAAATTTTTAATGAAATGTACTCTTTTTTTATTTTATCAAATCTAGTGGTACAAACCCAATAGCTTCTCTTAGTATTGCAACAACCATATCAATTGAAATAGAAGTGTCTTTTTCTGATATCATATGCTGTACAATCTTAGTATCTGTCTGCAAATTCGGAATATTTAACTCTTTTTGATAAAAATGAAACAGTCTCTTAAAGCCCTTCGCAATTCCATATTCATTTAAAACATTCGATATTTTATTTTCAGATATTAAAGTGTTGATATAAAGAAATATGAAACTATCTGTCATCAACCACTTTGTTGGATTCATTTGATTCGATAATTTTCCTATATTGTGATTGTTCTGAAATATCGAAAACTCTCTTATAAATTTTTCTATTTCTGATTGAGATGTGATACAAATTTGATCATAAATATTGAACGAACAGCAATCATATTCGAATATAGAATCATAATATTGTTCTTTTTGTAATTTATTCAAATCTAGATCATCAATATTTTCAAATATATCATTTTTTTCCATTATTATTTCATCATTCTTTTTAATCACATTTTTCTTAATTCTTTGAGACCTCTTTCTGATGGATTTGATAACCATTATGATGAGTTATTTTAAATATTTAAGATTCATTTTTTATATAATGTCGTAAAAATACCTTCATATTAAATAAAATATGTTCGGATGCTTAATTGAACTTTTAATTTATATAATTTACGAAAATGAATTCACAAAATATTATTGTAATTGCTGTCCTTATAATTCAAATGATGATGAAAAATACACTCCTTTCTTACAAAACACTTGAAAAAATAATATATCGAATAAATAGATCGTCTTTAATGAAAAATAATATTGAAATATATCTGCATTTATTTGCTATGTTAATAATCGCATTTTTCACTATCACAATTTGTATCATGATTATTACATTAGATGTAGCAACATTTTTCAAACTTTTTGCAGTATTAGTACTTATATGCTGTCTCTATGTTTTTACAATTGAATCAACATATTTTCCACATATTGGTCCTACACTTTTACCCGATATTTCAAATGATACTAACGATAATCTATCAACCGTTGTATTAAAAATAAATGCACCAGATAATACTAAAGTTTTTTATTGGAATACAAAAAATAAAAATTTTCACACAGGAAACTACGACATCTTAACAAGCGGCACATCATATATCAAAGATAACGAAACAACTGTCAATTACTTTGACAATAATACAATAATATATTACAGAATTTTGACACCTGGACAAAATGTAATGTCTGCATTATATAGACAAAAAATTCAAGTATAACAAAGTTTAACAGATACTTTATCAAACTGTCTTATATTGTTTATTAATATAGAGTCTGTAATCTTTTTCCAAAATAAATCTTTTGAAAATTTTTTATTATGTTTATTGATTTTTTTATATTTTTTGAAAAACCATTTATGTTGTGATTCCTTGTCAATATCATCCAATGTATCATCATTATATTGACAAATTCTACTTAATGAAATTAATTCTTCAACATGTTGTTTGATAGACTCTTTTTGTAAATTCTCAACCTTAATTTTTTTCCAAAGATCACAAAACACAATTTGTTCATATGATGGACACAAAATAAAATTTGATAAACAGTCTATAAAAACCTTATTGTTATCAATTACTAATATATTATGTAACGATATTTTCGAACCTTTATTGTTTTTTTGAATTTGTGGAAATATCTTTTTAACAGATTTTTTATAAAAGCCATCACTATCTATTATACAGTCTTTTCTGGTAAATAATGGACGATTGAATTTAATTCCACAACCTTTTTCAATATATGAAATCTCTTTATTTGCCCATTCTGTTTCCGATGCTGTATATATATAGAATTGACTTTTTGGATTATACTTCTTCATCTCATTTATAAAATAAACAAAATATGGTCTGATTAATTTGGATTTCCTATCATAATATGATGATAATAACCCCTTATTTATAATTTTTCCATTGTTTTCTTTTATCAAATCATCAATATTATTCATCAAAACTTGATACGAACAATCACCTATTATTGTACCATCTAAATCAATTATAAATATGAACGGTGACAATGACATATCTATTGAAGAATAAGAAAAAAATGAATTTATTTCAAAAAAATACATCAGTATGGACAATTTTTCAAAAGTCGAACTTCTTGCATTGATTAAAAAATTCAACAAAAAAAATGAAAATAAAATCATAAATATCGATAAACTGAAGAAAAAAGAATTATATGATATTTGCTTGAAATATAATCTTATTTCTGTTTCACAAGAAAATGATGTTGTCATCAATTATAAAAATGTTCCTAAAGAACACATCTTACAAAATATTCAAATATATTTTCTCAAACAAAATAAAAGTTTACCAACTGAATTCCTAAAAAAAAATAAAAATGAACTGATAGAATTTGTAGAATTGAATGATGTCCCACATTATACTCCCGAAATGATTAAAAGAGAAATAAAACAAAGAGAAAATGATGAATTTTATAAACAAGTTATAATCTATAATATTTTGAGATATGATAATGTAAATGTAAACAAAATTCACAATGAAGAGGAATATATTGTGGAAAATAATTTGGATACCGATTTGACATATATGAAGCAATATGCAAATCTATTGAAAAAGCTTTATGATGCATATTATACATTTTGTAAAGATACAGGTATCGAATATGATGATGATAAAATGAAATCTTTTCCAAAAATACTATCATTGTTAAAAAGCGTATCAAAATAAAACAAAAAAAAATAATCAAGACTATTAGAGTTTAAGACTTCATGTCTTTTGAAAATGATATACCTTTTGGTGTGAAAGCATCAAATGTGTCATCCATAGCAAGTTTTGCTTCAACACTGGATGATTCTTATATTCTTGTTATTGCTAACAATTGTAATGAAGAAGTTTATAATGGTAATAATTACGACACTGTATATAATGATGTAACAAATGCAGCCGTATACGGTGTCAATTCATCACACAAACAACAAGCATATATTGGGGTTAAAAATGACAACATATTACATAAAATTGCAACATTCGATGAAGATATTGTTCAATTGAATGTGGATACACACATATCTGGAAATATTTTACCGTCTTCACATGCAATATATGATATCGGTGTTTCAAATTTTGCGTGGAGAAATATACATGCTGAAAATGTGGAAGCAGGATTTTTTCAAGGTGATGGTAGTAAATTGACAAACCTCGATTTAACAAAATATTCGGTCGATGATTTAAAACAAGGGGAAAATAATAAATTTATCGAGAATAACACATATTATGATAATTTAACTGTTGACGGTGGTCTAAATGTCAAATTTTTGATGATAAATGGTGTTCTATTTGCAAATTCAAATGATGATATACAATCTCTTTTTTATTCTAATCTTAATTTTGGCAATAATAGTGGTGGTGGAAATAATAATGGGGGTGTTATTGACACAACGGGTGATGTAAAGATTCAAGGAACTTTAGAGGTTGATGATATAATAGTTAATAATCATATTTCTATTTTGAATAAATCAGTTTATAGTTCAGAATGCTTAGATATCGTTAATTATACTGATAATCCAACTTTTAATATTAAACAAATTGGTAACGGAGATGTATTCAAGATTTCAAATGATTATGAAAATATTTTCACAATGAAAAATAATGGTTTCATTGGAAATCATGATAATCCAGAATATGAACTTGATATACATGGTACTATTAAATCATTTAACTTTCGCGGTGGAGGCATCTCGCTTACAAATGTAAATTTATCAGATAAATCAACATCACATTTGAAAGAAGGTGTAAATAAATATTACACAGATGAACGAGTTTATAATGTTTTGTGGGGAGAGGAATATTTTTCATCAAATCCATTCATTCCTTATATAGATACAGTTGAAAGAAATGTAATAGATAGTTTGGATGAATTACGATATGCAGTATATGGTATCAATCTTGATAAAATATATCAAGGATCTAACAACAAATATATCGTCAATAACATATATAATAATTCATTATTGGTAAATGGTACATTGCGTGTCAAAAATATTGAAATAATAGAAGAATTTGAATATGATGCTATTGAAGCATATAATAATGGATTATATTCAAATTCTAATGCAATATCTAATTATGATTTTGGTGCAGGTAGAGTTACAACCGATACTGTTTCAAATGTCATCTATGGTATATTGAGTAATGTAGATTTAAAAGATATATATGATGTTGATAAAATCAATACTGGATTCAGTAATACAATAGTGCAAGCATCGAGTAAATTTGACACAGATATTACAACTATCAATACTGATATTTTGAATATTGTTGAAGATATTCAAAATTTGGAAAACAAATTAATTCAAACAACTCTTGATGAAATTGGACAAGGAACTAGTAATAAGTTTATCGAAAACGATCTTTATGATAGTTCACTATATGTAAATGGTACTTTAACTGTCAGAAATATAGAAATTGTTGATATTGAAAATTTTTATGAAGTATTTCAAACATCTTTACCTGAAACCAGTGATTATTTTATGAATACTGATAAAGTTAAAAATATTATCGAAGAAGTATTGACAATTAAAAACTTTGAAGGACAAATTGATGATAAATATGAATTAATGTCATATGCTCTTGAAAGTGAAAAAACAAAACTCAATATCAGAATAAATGCACAAGCAAATGAGATTAATATTCTGAAAACAGAAATTAATATTCTAACTCTAGGATTACAAAATGCAATATCTAGAATCGAACAACTTGAAAACACCTAAATTATTTTTTCTAGTATTAAATATTTACTTATATTGACTCATCCTTCTTACCCACTTTTGACAGCCTTACCCTTACTCGCCTTACCCTTACTCGCCTTACCTGCCTTACCCTTCTCCACCTTATCAGTCTTCTTACCAGTCAGACCTTTGTTGTTTTTCTTCTTTTGTCCACCGCAAGTGTCGCACCCTCCTATTGAAACAGTTGACATATTTGAAATGGTCGAATATGCCTATTATTTTGTAAGAATATATTTCTTTAAATTAGAATAAACAATAAAATAAATGCAAACTTTTCATATTATTCTTATTTATTTAATTATTATTGTTGCCATTTTATTGATGATTCTGTTACAAAATAAAAAAAAAGAAAAAGTAAGTAAATCAGAATCTACAAAATGTGGTTTAACCTGTTCAAATATTGATAATGTGAGTGATCCAAAATATAATATGCAGCAAATTGTAAAACAATCTATTCTATTGGAAGAACATTTAGCTAATAAAAATAAAAGATGTAGAGATTGTATAACAAAACATTTCTTACATATTATTGGTCTCGCGGAAGAAGCACAAATGCTCGCGACTGACAAAATTGATAAGTATCCTCTCATTAACGAATGTGTTGATCTTTATAACAAATTATTCAACAGATGGATGAAGAACTATGAAATAGATCATTCAAATGATGATAATTTTTGTAAATGTGGCGACGAATTAAGAAATATGCGAAAAAAATTAATCGCAGTTTATTTCTTTGACGATAACTCTTTTCTAAACTAATTTATTTTTTACATAAGGTATATCTTTATCAATTATGTCTTTTATTGCAGAAACAGTTTTCTCATGTTCTTTAATATGATCAGGATGAATTGTAGATCCTAATTTACATTCGGGGTAAACATACGGTGTTGTAATTACATATGTATTTGCAGTTTCATAAAGTAAAACATCTGCTACAATTTGATACGGTGATGATGAAAAATTATATTTACCATTTCTGTAAAATAAATCAATAAGTCTTTGAGCACCTATTCTACTTATCATATACATCCCGGTTGATGGTAATAAATATTTCCATTTTATGAATGTAATATTATTATTTTCATATAAATTATAAAGATGTTTTACAGTTCGTCCATATAACACAAGCATTTGTAGAATTTCTGTATCTCGTGGCATATCTTTGATAATATCTTCATAATTAATCATATAACACAGATGTATATCATCTTCAAGAATTATAAAATAATCGTCCCCAGATTCTACACCCATTTGCATTGCTTTAATATGACTCATCAGACAAGCAAATTCAAATTCACAAGATGTACATCCCGGGTGTTTACATGAGATTTTACCATTGTGTGATAAATAATTATCGAAATCATTTGGTGTAAACCCCGATACTCTGATGTTTTCTATATTGTTTCGTGAAAATTGATCCTCCATATATGTTCGTCTTTCTAAAGAATCGTCCAAATTAATCCAGAAATGTTTCATTTTATAGGAAAATATAAATTATGTTTATATAAAATAACATAGATGATCAAACTTTGGTTAACCCATGACCTTGGGAATCAATTATTTGCATTGTTTTCTTTTATGTCATATACAATTGAAAATTCATTAAAATTCAGAATCATATCTTTCCATAATAAAAATATGACTGGAAATATGGTTTATTGGAAAACCTTATTTAG